TCACGATCGCTTTAGGTTTCTCAATCCATCTAGTGCATTAACGTAGTCGCTTATTGCTTCAGAATGGTTGTATAGCTCGTCTTGAAGCTTCTCGTTTTTCTCACACTCTGCTAGATACAGTTTTTTGTATCTCAGTGCATCATAACCACCTTTGAGCAAGGCTTTGCTCATTGTTGCCGTGCTTGTTTGCTCTTTGAGTTGTGAGAGCATTGTTTCATGTTCTTGAGTATCTCTGATTGTAATTGCCATCATTTTACCTTTTGCCGGTGTCTTTCCTGGTTGAGTTTTGATTGCAGAATTGAATAGTTAATCCTGGTACCGGTTCGTGTTTTGATTGCGTATTCATTCGTTAGCCCTCATCGTCGCCAAATAGGCCACCCATAGGTTTGAGTTCGATATCTTGCTCTTGCACCTGCGCGTATTGCTCATAAGGGGAGCAGGTCACGTAGAAATTAGAGTCCCCGCTAGACAGCTGCACTAGGCAATCGTCTAGATAGTTCATTTGAATACCAAGTTTCTTTAGAAACGAGTCATTGAGGTAGGTAACGCCTCTCGGTGTTACAACCTCAAAATGGACTCTCAAGCGAATTGAGTGTTGTCTATGCCAGCGTTCCACAGCAGATACATAGATGGTTTCGGAGTTGGCCAGAGGAAACCATTCGGGAACCGTGCCTATGTCATGATAAGCCCTAGACCCGCAATCAGTGCCCGAACAATCAAAACCACCAGAACCCACGCCAGAATGAGACGCAGAGCCTTGGTTATAGCGCGCTTGACTGTGTGAAGACGATACCGAATTTTGCTGCGTAGTTTGATTAGGCTGCGTTCCTGCCTCAGTTGACGCCTCAGAACCAGAAACCATATTAATAAGTGCATAGATGATGTACCCCAATGAAAGCACGACCAGTGCCATAGCTGCTAAGAATTTAGGATTAAGGAAGACGTTTTTCCCAAGGCCAGCCTTGGTGATTTGGCCCGTAACGGTGGAGGCGTAGAGCAAGTGAACATCAAGCGGCACCTTAAGGTTATAAACTACATCGTCTTTGCTGGGTTTGGTGACGGTTCGCGTTGGGTCATGTTCTAAGATTCGAGGCTTACGATTGGAGAAAAAGACCCCGTCTTTACCTTTGTGCTGTTTGGCCAACTCGGCAACACCTTTTAACTCTTTGGGAACTTGGGCGAAGTCGGGCGTTAATAAGACGATGTCCCAGTTGTAATGCCGGTGCTCCATAAATGCATTGTTGAAGTTCTCAGGGTAGATAATCCGCCCTTGCTCATCAAAGCGTGTGCGTTGGCAATCGTCTATTTCACCGTTATCAAGCGATGAAGTGTCCACGGTCAGCCAACGAGAATGAAACAGCTCAGAGAAGCCCTCCGGTAGATGGGATTCAAAGTCACTGAAAGGGCGCTTATGGATGTTGGCCATCTTAAACCCTGCATTGACAGAGAAGATTTGCTGACACTCATCAATCAGGATAAAGGCACCAATCGGAGCCCAGCAGAAGAAGTATTTCCAAAGCTCAAAGCCTTCAGGATTGCGCGAACTAATGCGAATGAGACGAGCACTATCAGGAAATTTTTCCCCTAATCGTTTCTCTATCACTTTTAACGGCTGCATGCCGTGAATATTAGTAATGCACACTCGGCCTTCACGAAGGGCGGGCAATAAGTCGAACCAAACTGCACACGCTGATTTGTAAGAGCCGCCGTGGCCATATCGAAATGAAGTAGCCATAAGATCACCAGTTCATGAAACGCATGACTAAGGACGTAGCAAACGCATCAAAGATAATGCGCAGTCCTGTCGTGAGGCTGTATTTCGTGAGGATGTAACGGACATCAGACGGAAGGGCGTTGAAATTAGATTCAATCAGCGTGTAAACACCATAATCAGATAACAATGTTTGCGCGATGCTGAGCGCCATTTGTATCGATGCAATTTTAAAATCAAGCCATAAAGACATGCACCAGATGACCCCGAACTCAAAACAATTTTTGATCCATTCCGGTATGGATTGGATAAAGTAGATCAAGGTTTCCGCAGCATTGGCAATAAAATCAAGTGCTGAATAGATGAATTCCATGTTATTTACTCCTATGGCCAAACAAGATGAATAGAGCGATGAGGGAACAGATAAAGAGAATGACAGGGCGAACGTAAGGCGTGACGTCATCAAAACGTTGGAGGCCAGATTCCACTTTGGACCCTTTGATGGTGAATGACCTATCGGTTAGCGAGCCGTTACTAAAATTGGTCCCGATAGACACAAGGCCTTTGATGTCGTTCACGTAGCCTTCAATCGTGCGCTTTTTTTCTGCGATGCCTTCATTGACTCTGATGAAGTCAGAAGAGGCGAAGATGAGATGGTTAACATCATCACCGCCAGGCGAAATAAAACCGGACCGACTAAGCAAACGTTCGATACCATCAAGACTGTCACCGAACCCTTCTAACTCTTCGGCTAAGCCTTGGGTGTCACCGTTGCCATTGCCGTTGTTGTTGTTTATCGCTTTAGTGATATCGTCAGCGGCTTGTTGGATAAGCGCTTTTGTGTTGTTGTAAATCTTGTTGTCATTGATTTGCTGCTCTTGAACCGCTTGCGTGTTGTCAACGATGGAGCCTTTAACGTTGATGATCTCAGCGGCTATGGAGGCTTGAGACTCATTGATATCAACGTTCAGGTCATGAAGTGCCGAGTTAATGTCCTTATTGAGATTGGTGACTGCGCTAACCACTGCCGAGTCTGTTGAATCATCTGTGACAGGTTTTTCAACCTCGGCTTCTGGGTCAACCTCGTTAGGCATAGGTGTGTTGGTTGAATCATCGGGCAGGACGCTTGGATCTTCAATGTCACTGATTGGGGTGTCGGGCTTATCTGTTGGTTTATCCGTCGGTGGCGGAATGATAGGAACATCCGGCCCCTGAGCGCCCCAAAACTCAGTGCCACCGCCGCACTGTTTACCCGTATACTCAAATTTACCGTGACAAAGGGTGTTTTGCGTAAACTCACCAGAATTAACATCGGTGCAAAGAGTGCTATCGTGTGGAATGCGGGATAGTTCGCATCGAGTGGCACCATAGGAGCCATAACAAGCGCCTGTCACTTGCTCACCGTAAATATAGCCACTCCACTGAAGATATTTTTGATCGTCTATGGATTTCTTGAACTGGCAAACGTCCATACAGGTGCCGTCATCATTGAAGCCATACTCACATTCGGAGCTGCACTGAAGCGTATTAGGGTCGAACAGGCTGTTTGTGGGGCAACGAACTTGGGAATAACTGAGCACACTGGTGCCAGATGAACCATAGTGACAACTCGTTCTATATGGATACATAGGTTTTGCGCCACGTGATTTCTTGAAGCTACAGTGTGTGTAATACCCCTGTTCAATAAAACACTCGTTCATCTTGTAAGGATCAACCCATTGACCCTTATAGGCGCAGCCTTGCCATGAAATATCACCCACACGAGCTTCTAGGGAATAGGCATCATTACTGATGAGAAGAATAATGAATAGCGTAATAAAACGCAGATAATGAATCATGTTATTCAACCAATAAAAAAGGGAGCCGAAGCCCCCTTATCTAATGATTAGTGAGTATTGATGCCACTCACAAAGCCGTGGAGAAATGCCCCCGCAAAGGAAATACCAAGTCCAATAGCAAGAACATCACCAAGTAGATTACCAGATAGAGGAGGCATTAAGACTTACCGTTAACGACGTAAGAAGCCAACAACCATGGTCACACCAAAGCCAAGTGCAGCCATACCAATCAGACCTGCGACCACAAGTGACACATTACTTTGACCACCACTCACTGCGGCAGTGATAGCGCCTGTGATGTCCGGTGCAGCAGCAAAGGCCGGAGAGGTTGAGCCAAGCATAAGAGCAGTACCGACCGCTGTTTTTTTATTTACAAGTGCGTGTTTTGTGTTTTTTACAACAAGTTCTAGTTTTTCCATTTGAATTACCTTTTATTCATAAGGCGAACAACACGACCTACCCAATGACCAACAAGCATGTTAATCAAGAGCACGCCACTGACATACAGGAACAAGTCACTATTGAATAGGACAGGTTCCTTATATTGCTGATACTCCGCCGCTGAAATAAGCACATAACCATCGCAATTATCGATATGAGATTGAGTTGCTTTTATAGTGCCGCGCTTACTGCCAACGGTGACGCATACAGACATATTCTTTTTAACCTTGAACCGCTTTCATTGAAGCTTCGAAGTGCTTCTTAATTTCTGGGTCGACAGGAATTAGCTCTGTCACGATGGCACCCGCTAATGGGTCCTCTGGATTGATTTCAAGTTGCAACTGGTACTCACGACGAGGAACCAGAGCACCAGTACGCTCAAGGAGCAGGGCATAACTGTGTTCAATCATCAACGGTTGGTCCCATTGTGGGTTCACATCACCAGATTCACCGATGGTGCGACGCTTAAATTTTTCCGAGTTAATGCTGCGTAGCGGGCGTGAGATATTGAGTTGAGCACTGTCACCACGCGCTGAGTTCCAAGTGATGTCCATGCCAAGAACAAAAACAGATTTAGCCATTTGTTAGGTCTCCAATATGTGAGTCACCAACTTGCCGTAGGTATCGGGGAAGGTGAATTTGGTTCCATCACGGACGAGTGAGCCGACAACGGTTTCAATGTCGCCCTTATGGAATTCGATTAAAGAGTTAAGGGTTTTCCCGTACTGGCGGCGCATCCAGTAAGCCGAGGCCAACAGGTCTAAGGCCGCGCGTTTAGTCGGGACAGGTTTGGTATTGAATTTTTTAGCAGTAGAAATCGATGCTGAGAAATCGTTGATGGCCGCGAACGCGCCAGCAGGATCTAACAAAACATCGATGTTCCATTTTTTGAGTTCGACTTCTGAGCGATACCAAACAAGGCCAGTGTTTGCGAGCTTTTGCTCAAGAGCCTTGTTGTAGATACGCCAGTAGACGCGAGAAGTACGAGAGCCGACAGAGTATTGCTCTTTGGTGTAGTTCGGTTTGCCATTGGTCATACTGGCAATGGTCATATCTTCATGCAGTACCGGACCACGGCCACGGTCAGCCGTTCGGAACGCATCATCATTCCAAGCTTTACGAGCATAGTCACAATCAAAGATACCGTCGTAATCATCGTAAGCGAGATCGACACGCGCGAGTGATTGAACACCAAGAACGTTAGTCAGCCAATCATGCAGCGACCAAGGCGCACGACGAGCAAACACATGCTTACAACCAGTGCCATTGATTTGAAAATGCACGGTGTCATTGTTACCGCCCAGACCCACAAAGCCGCAGAAGTCTTCACCATCTGGCGAGGTCAGTTTCATAGACTCGGTATAGAACTGAAAGCCAAGGCCACGAGGCGCAGAAAGCGACAGGCCAAGTACCTGATTCGTGAAGATGCGCAGACAGTCTTCTAAGTAGGTACGGTAGCAAATATCAAAGGCGTCATTGTAAGATTCAATCTCTTCAGCCGTCTTCGCAATGGTCGGATTGAACTCAGGTGGAGCAGGGAACTTAGGTGCTCTACTGTGACGTTGTAACAGTGATTTTGGCGCTAAGCCCTTGTATTCCTCATGCTTGTGTAAGCGTTGAATCGCCTTGTGACAGTGGCGTAAGTCCTTGACTGCAAATGTAAAACATAGGTAGTCAATATGAACGGACTGCTCATCGAATTTCTTAAGGATGTTAGTTGCAGTAGTCATCGAAGACCCCTAAATCAACGCGTTCTTGGTAAGTGGTATTGGTGATAGACACCAACTCGTAAGAGACAAATTCAGACGAAGCCCAGAACTCAAGATGAGACATAGACTTGAGCAAATCCCATTCTTCATAGCCTTTGACCAACACGGAAACCGTGTAATCTGGGAGCAAGTCGTAATAGATGATTTGAGCTTCGTTCATGGGTTAAGCCTCTAAAATAGACTTAGTGACGGTGTCACGTAATGCGTGTGATTTAAGAGAACAGACGATTAGATTGGACATAACAACACCTTGACTTGTTGAGAGTGACCACCAAGGCCAGACGAAAGCGTCAAGGGCAAACGCCCGTACCGAGGTGGTCTAAACTTGAGGACTCAAGCTGCCTGAGTCCTGATTTGCGTGGACTATAGGACACAAAAATCAGGACTGTAAAGCCCGCTTTTTGTGGACTGCGGGTATACAATAATCAGGACTGGAGGATTCCTATGTACACAAATGAACTGTTAGATGCCTACAAAAAGGCTAAAAACTATATCCAAGATAAGCAGGTCGCTCATGATTTGGGTTTAAGTCGCCAAAAGATTAGCGCGATAAGAAACGGTCAAAGGTATCTCACGGAAAATGAAGCACTTTTTCTGGCAAGAGAGATTGGAGCAGACACAGAATCCGTACTTGTTTATCTAGCAGCAGATAAAGCGAAAACGTTCGAAGCGCAGCAAGCCTGGGCGAACATCGCAAAAAAGTTTAGCGGGCTTGGATTGTCAGGCGTTTCAATGGCTTGTGCAGGATTAGCAGTGATGATCACGAGCCCATTAGACCCACTACAACAGTGCGTATTATGTATATTATGTTAA